GGAGTGCCTGCAAGTGAAACGCCATCAACAACAACAACAACGACTACTGGTGGAGACAGTGCAGGCTTTGAGGTTGGCATACCTACTGTGCCTACTGGTGGTCTTTCAGTTGGCGTGGCAACGCCAGAAACATCAGTTGTACAAACAGGCGGCGGTACACAGCTACAACAAATTGCAACACAATCAGAGGCTCAACAGAAGAATTTTCAATATCCCCTTGCTGATTATTACGAACAGCCCAATGGAACAATTTGGGTTGTAGATAGAACGACGGGAAAATTAACTCAGTATCAACCCTCTGAAGGTCAAGCAACACAAGTAAGTGGTGGTGCGCTTGCAAGAGCTGGCGCATCAATGGGTGAGGAGTTAGAACTTCCAGCCGACGCAAGATACAAAGGTAGTCTTAAAACATTTGATCCTGCTACGGCAGCCGAAGGCCCATCATCGTCTAATTTAAGTACGATGGCTTTGGTCGGAGAACTTGACCCTAATGCACCATCGTTTAACTTAAAGATCACCAAGAATCCTGACGGCACTACGACGCAAACAGATCGTGTCGGCAATGTTGTTACGTTCGATGCTGCTGGAAATATCTTACAAGACAAGACAACATACACCGCAGGAACGCAAGCTACGCAGGCTGTTGGTACTGTTGGAGGTTTATTCCAGGAAGCGCTTGGCGAATACTACAAAGCACAGGCCGCTGGAGTGCAAGGCGCAACAGGGAATGTACCTAGCGATGTAAGAAATTTATCGGCTGACATTGAAAAGTCAGGTCAGCTTTTGCAGTCTGGTGCATACCGAGCATCAGAAAAGGATTATCTACAACGCAATGTAGATGCTTTCAAAACGTATGAACAAACGGGCGACAAATTACAACTTGTTCGAGATATAGGGTCTAATTTATCTGACAACTTTGGCGCTGCATTAGGCATATTTGGCAAGGAAAGGGTTCAAGAATTAACTGAGCTTGCTCAATACGGTCTTTCCTTGAATCTACCAGTAAGAGCTGTCGTTGGTGCAATTGAAGGCACTAAGGGAGCTTTTGAATCATTTGGTAGCAAGTTTGATGAGGTCTATCAAAATCTCATTAGCAGAGGTGTGCCGCCAGATCAAGCCATGCAGCAAGCAAGAATTTCTGGTGGTGTAGACGGTTTAATTACATTTGTTACTGAATTTTTAACAGATGTAACACCAGGTGGTGGTACGGTTGCAGGAAGAGTGGCAAAAGAAACTGCTGGCGAAGCGGTTGAGACATTTTTGCAAGCCAAAGCGGCAGGAGAAAGTAACGCAACTGCTTTTGGTCAAGCGCTTACCGCAGCACTTGCGGCAGGGAAAGTTACCGCAACAATGGAGGGAGAGCAAAAGGTTCTTCCTAGCATTGACCCAACGGTTGCGGCAGATGTAGGGCCAACTAATCTTGGACAACTGGTTGTTACAGGCAAGGCAGTTACAGGCACAGTAGTTAGTCAAGATGGTAATAACTCACTGGTTGTAACGGAAGATGGTGGTGCTAGCGTTGTTCCTTCAGTAGATACGACCACGGGGCAACGTATCAATGTTGGTCAGTCAGTGGTTATGGATTCATCTGGAGGCGTTACAGCAACGCCTGAGTCTGTAACAACTGCAGCACCGTCTGGTAATACGGTTGTTGTTGTATCTGTCGTGCCTTCAAATAATACAGCACTTGTTATTGATGCAGGTGGTAATACGAAAGTTGTACCGGCAATAGATGCTGCTACTGGTGCACAAGTCGACACAGGCCAAACGCTTACTCTATCCGGTAATAATACGTTAACCAGCGTTGCGCCTATAACTAGCGGCTCTTTGGCTGGGGCCGGAACGCTTGTTAGCGCGGCTACAGCACCAGACTTTACAGGTGCCGTCCAACCAATAACAACCGGTGCAGTGGCACCAACAGGCGGCATTACTGGTCAGGCATTGATTGATGCTGCGCTTGCAGCAAATGCAAACTTAACGTCAGGTATTGTTTTGAACAACAATAATGACGGCACTTCAACTGTTCTAGTAACAAATGGGGGTGTAGCAGTTGTTCCAACAATGGATACAACAACTGGCACAAAATTAACAACAGGAACACAAGTTACAGTCGATACTTCGACAGGTACGGCAACCTCCGTTACAGCTACTCCATCTGTTACACCGACTGTTACGCCAACCGTAACTCCTACTGTAACCCCCACCGTCACCCCAACGGTAACCCCAACAGTTACTCCGACCGTAACACCGACGGTTACACCAACAGTTACGCCTACTGAGGATATAACGCCTACACCAACTGTAGATATTGTTCCTCCAAAACTAGAACCAGAAGCGCCAAAGCCACCACCGGTTGTTGAAACCCCACCGGAAGACATATTGTTGCAACAGATTATTACGGAACAGACAACACCTGAAGAAGTTCCAACACCAACTATAAAACCCGTGTTGCCAGAGCCACCAGTCATAACACCAGAGGTTCCTGAAGTTATTGTTGAACAACCGACAGCCGTTGTTAATAAACCAGTGTATAACCCACCGCCAGGTACTCGCGTTGTTGAAACTGAAGGTATCTTGCCAATGCGTATGCAGCTATCTGAAGATTACACGGGCGATGTAGAAGGAACGCCTGAAGAAGAACAAAAAGCCGTATGGAATGTTAGGTCACTAAAACTTAGACGTTTGTTAGGAATTTAATCATGGCTAAACAACTTGCAGCCTTGTTAGGTGGTATGGACATGCAGCGACTTGCCGAACTTGTTCGACAGCAAGGCAGAGGCAAAGACACCGTGCTAGCCCATATCACGCCTAAAGAAGCCATGATGCTCAAAGCCAATGGCGGTTCAGGAACAGTCAATCCTGTAACGGGCTTGCCAGAGTTTCAGGACTATGGATTTTTAGGTGGTTATGAAGATTTAGCGCCTGCATCTCAACAAGGTTTAGATAATCAAAATGTGTTTGCACCAGAAGCAATATCTCAGCCTATTGACATGAGTAGATCGCTTATCTATACAAACCCGACTGACACAATGGAGCCTAGTCAAGATTTCACACAATTTTTTGACTACTCAGCGCCAACTCGATTTGAAACAGAGCTTGCAAGGCTGGGGCCAGATCAAGGTGCTGACGCGCTCGGTCAAGCGGCAATGGGCAACTTGCCTGCTATACCGTCTGGCGTTCCTACAGAGATGGGCGCTGGTCAAGAAAGAAGTGTGAGTGACTTGTTAAAAGCTGGTGCTAAGCAGGTGCTAGGGACAAAAGAAGGGCTTGCCGGTTTGGGAACCTTGGCATCGGTGTTGCAAGCAAGACAAGCCGGTCGTCAGGCTCGCAGAATGCAACAAGAGTTGTCAGCGCTTGGTCAGCCCCAGCGGCAAATGGGCGAAGAGATGATGCGTTTAGGGCAGGCCGGTCAGGTAACGCCAGTGCAACGACAGCAACTCGAAGCGTTAGCAGCAAGAGAGCGTCAGCAATTGGCGCAACGTGGCTTAACGTCAGGTACAGCACAGCAACAAGCCGAAGCTAGGCAGGTAGAACGTACGCAACGTGCGGCGCAAGACTTGTTAGACCAAGGTATTAAGATTGCAGGGATAGGCAATCAGTATCAAGCGGCGGCAATCAAAGCTGGTTATGCGGCAGACCAAACCACGCGAGAAATGTTGAACAAAACGCTTGCAAACTTGTATGCCACCATTTACGGTAACGTGCAGCCCCCGAAAGGTTAATCATGGCACTGAACGAAACCCTTAATACCACGGGTGATCCTATTACAAGAGCCATGCGCTCAGTCATGGGTCAGCAACCTGCTTTGAATGAAACGCCTGAGCAGGGTATGCAGCGAAGAATTAGTCGTGGCATTACGGCAGAGGAGCAACTTCCGAGTCTAATGGAGGCGCAACGTGCTGAAAGTCAACAGGCTCAAGAAGATATTGCAGCGCAACGTACGAGTGCTGCAAAACGCCGTGAAGAGATTGGTAAGGAGTTTGCGACCCAAGAACGAATGCTGGTCGAATCACCTGAGTATCGTCAAAGAGAGATGCCAGCATTTGAGCCAAGCCCTACTAACCTGGAAGACATCCGAAACGTACTGGCTCTTACTACTGTTGCTGGTTTTCTTGTTGGTGGCGCTAGCAAGCGGTCAGGGTTGGCTGCTATGGCAGCTCTTAACGGTGGATTAGAAGGATTTCGCCAAGGCAGACAAGAAGTCTACAAGCGAGAGTTAGATGTTTTCAACAAGAACATTGAAAGTATTAAAGAAAACAATCGCCAAACTTTAGATCGATTCAACAAGGCTATGAGCCTTTTGCAGACAGATCGTAAGGCTGCTGAAGGTGAGTTAAAAGTGCTTGAAGCAGAGTTAGAAAACTCAACTGCATCGGCTGCTTTAAGACAAGGCCAGTACAAGCAAGCGCAAGAGATTCTTTACAAGGCGGTAGAAGGCTCTGATCGTGCATCGCAGACGCTTTTGCAGATGAAACAGCAAGCTGATTTGGCAAGAGAACGTATGCAGCAGCAACGTGAGCTTGCACAAGATCGCATGGCGTTTCAACGTGAAATAGCCCAACTTAAACAAGAAGGGAAGATACAGTCTTTGCCTGGGCCATTAGATAAACGATTAGAAAATCTTGGCACATCCAAAGATGGTATCAACCGTATATCATCCTCAGCTAAGCCTGAATTCTTTGGTCTTTTCCCGCAAAAAGAAGTTGCAGAAACATTCCTTACACTTGTAGATCGTGGTCTTCCTGTTGGGCAGGTGACATCACAGATAGCGCAAACATTTGGAATTAAAGCGCCTCCGATCACAAATGATACGGTCAATTTTTGGAAAGATTACCGTGAATTTGTAGCTAAGGTTAGAAATACATTGTTCGGTCAAACCTTGACCAAAGCGGAAGAAAGATCGTTTGACCAATTCACAATCAATCCAACTACAAGCGCTGAAAACGCAAGAACATATTTTGACCGTCAAATTCAAATACTGAACGATGCTGCTAATCGACAACGAAGAATAGGAAGATCGATTGGCGTTAATGATCAAACCCTTAACGCTTATCTTGGCGAAGAAGTGCCAGGGCAGGCTCAACCGCAACCGCAACCTCAACCACGTCCTGGTTCAGTCCCTGATATAGAAACTTTTGTTGCAGCAGCCAGAAAAGCCAATCCTAATGCAACAGATGCAGAGCTTAGAGTTTATTGGCAAAACAAGTACGGAGCAGCGCGATGAGTACATCATCTATCATTGATCCGTTTGAAAAAAAATCGAAAGAAATAATTGACCCTTTTGACAAGCCCTCTACTGATGTTTTAAGTCAAATACCTGGTGGCGCAACATCACCTCCTGGTACTTTTATCGATCAGGTTCCTAAAGGCCCATCTGCATTCGAACGCGGGTTGCAGGCTCTTGCCGCCGTTCCTGTAATTGGTGGTGGCGCAAGGCTCGCACAGTCTGCGTTAGGCGCTCAACGGTTATACGGTACATCAACTGCAGGAAAAGTTGGTGGTCAATTGTTATCAGCCTTGCAGCCTAAAACAGTTGGTGAGGCGACTAAGATGGCTGGTGGTGCGTTTGCCGCTGGAACTGCTGGTGGATTGGCTGAGCAAGCAGCGCAACGTCAAGGTGCTGGCCCTGTAGTAACGCAGCTCGCTGGCATGGCAGGGGAAATGGTTCCTGGTTTAATTACATATCCAGTTAGTAGGGCTGTGGAACGTGCTGTTACACCTTTGATTCCATCGATGCGTCAAAGCGTTGCAGAAAGTTTGGTCAGACGTTTGCCGCAAACAGTGCGCGAAGGCGCTTTACCCGAAGTTGGCGTTACCAGGCAGCAAAGACTTGCTGGTGCTAAAGCAGAGCTTGAAGGCGGTGCGGGTACTGGTGGAGCCGTAACAGTTGGTAAGACGTTAGAAGATACGGCTAACCGTTTGGTTTCTGAAATGCAAACGGCTACAGCAGATCGAGTGAAACGATTGCAACAAGATTTTGATAGCAGCATTCGTAGCATACAAGATCAAAGTGTTAAAGATGCACAAAACGCTGTTAATAGAGCGTTTCAAGCTGGCGCAAGAGTTAGGCAAAATGCTGCTGGTCAAGGTGCTCAGCGTGTGCAAGAAGCCGAACTTATTGCAAGGCGTATCGAGCAAGAAGCTGCTGATGCGGCGCAACAAGAAGTGACGCGAGTTAGAAGCCAAATTGATGATTTGGTACAGCGTCGCAACGCAGCCGTAGCAGAGTCTGAGCGCGGAATGCGGGAGGCTGGGCGTGGATTCGCGCAATTTGGTGAGCGTGTTACGTTGTCTCCAATTGGTGAAGAAGCTAGAACCGCTGCTAGCACAAGGCTTGATCAACTTAAGGCAACTCGCAGAGCGCAAGTTCAATCTGATTTGGATGCTATCGACAATATTGTTGCTAGCAAGATGGGTCAAAGCGCAGGAGCTGTTCCAGCAGCAGCAGACTTTGAATCACTGATTAAAACAAAGGTTGGCGCAGGAGCGTTGCCTGGTCAAGTTGACCCGCAGCGTGAGCCAATGCTTAAACGCTTGCTAGCAGATGTAACTGGGAAGCAAGAAAAGGTCAACGAAGCAGGGCAGACCTTTGTCGTTCAAACGCCTGTTTCGTTTAATTCGCTTGAAGAGATACGCAGACGACTTAGAGATCGTTCATATGGTGGCGATGAAGGATTTTCTGCTATTAGTGCAATAGAAGCTGGCGATCTGGCAAAAGGTGTGGAGGCCATGCAGCGTCAGTTTGTTGGCGATGATGTGTTTGGACGGTACTTAACGAATTACGCTCAGGCAAGTAAACCGATCAATCAATTCAATACGTTGCAAGGCAAGGTTCTTACAGCGCAAACGCCATTTGGTGAGAGGTTTATCACTGACCCAGCACAGATACCATCAAGGTTATTTAGTTCGCAAGAAAGCGTTAAGACCTTTACTGATTTGGTTGGAGGCGATCAGGCGCTAGTTAACAGCCTAGCAACTAAATACTTGAATGATCAAATGCGTGGTGGCACGGCGCAGGATGTCGCAAGAACGATTGATAGCAACCGAGATTGGCTTGCTTTAGATCAGTTCAAAGGCTTACGCGATCAACTATCTGGTTTGCAAACAAGGCTCGCACAAGCGGAGACTGGTGCTGCAAGGCTGGGTGCTGCTGGCAAAGCGGCAGAGGCTGAGATTGGTCAGCTTGCAGGCAAGATCACGCAGCCTCAATTAGCTCCTATACCTGCCGCCGAACAAATTCGTCGTGAAGCAGCTCAAAGCGCCGAAGAGTTATCAAGGCAAGCAGCCAAGCGTGTTACAGCATTTCTTGAGCCAAGGCAGGAAGCGTTACGCCTTGCCAAAGAAAGCGCTGCGTCGAGATTGCAAAAGGAAGTTAGTGAAGCTCGTGGTCAACTTACAGGCAGAATTTCTGATATTGAAAAAGAAGCTGCAGCACAAGCCGATGAAATTAGAAAGAATCTTACATTCGGTCAAAAGAATGCAAGCGATGCTTTCTATCAGCGGTTGACAGGTACAACAAGCCAAAAAGACATTGAGGCAATGGCTGCTGCAGTCAAGCAAGTGCCAGAGGCCACTGAAGCATTCAAGTCAGCAGTAAGAGAATCGCTATCTCGTGTACCAGAGAATAGATTAATGAATCTATTTGATAGAAATATTGAGCCAGCATTAAAAGCGTCTGGCTTATATCGTGCTGATGAGCTTGCTGAAGTAAGAGCGCTTGTTGAGGCTGTTGACATAGCTCGTAATGCGGTAGAACGGGCTAAGATTGCTGCTAGTAAGGCAGTAGGAACAATGTCGCCAGAGGCTGCGTTTACTGATGAAATACGCAAGGAAGTTGTAAAGGCTCGTGTTGGTCAAGCAAGTGTTACAGGCATTGCGGCCTTAGCCGGTACGCTTGCTGGGTTTGGTGGACAAGGCTTGATGACTTCGTTAGGTATTCCGGCTGCTGCTGCAGGCGTGTTTGGCACTCAAGCAATACGCACAGATTATGCTGCTGCCTTGCGTCGAGCTGTTGCTGAAATTGTCTCTAATCCCGCTGAACTTCGACGTGTGTTAGCAACGCCTGAACCGCAACGTCCTGGTTTACTAATGACGCTTGCAAGAAACGTACTTGCTGCAGAGACAGGTTCTCTAGTTCCTCAAGGAGAGATAAATGCCCCTTAAGAAAGGTAGTAGTCAAAAGACAATCTCGACCAACATTGGAGAGATGGTGCGTAAATTCAAAGACACTGGCAAGATAGGCACCAGTCGTCCTGCAAGCAAACGTGCAGCCGTGAAACAAGCCGCTGCCATTGCCCTATCAACAGCGCGTAAAACCAAGAGAGGTATGCGATGAACTACGACACGATGATGAAAGAAGAAGGCAATAAAGAAATGAAGCGCCAGGAAGCGCAAGCTGCCGAGGCTGGTCGCAATGAAGTAGCGGGCTCGCTGTCAGCGCAACGCGCTCTTGGCCGCATCCCTGCAGCGCGTGAAGTTGAACGCAAGCCAAAGCGCCGCATGACTCGATGAAGCGTAAGCAAACGGGTATAAACCCTGACCTAGAGGCTGCGATAAGCAAACTCTTGGCTGAGGTCATGGCAGACCCTGAAGCAAGCCTAACCGATAAGTCAAAGATTATTGACAGAGCATTGAAGTTAGAAGCCATACGCCTGAAGGCAAGCGATGCTGAATGGGGGAGTGGCTTTATGAATGATGATGAAGATGACGATAGTTAAGGTAGACTAGATAACCTTAATTAACCCATGAGGCTGAGCATGGATGCGAATCTTCTTTTGAAGGTAGTGCGTATTTCTTTGAAGTTAGTAGTCGCGAGAGTCTTGACATTGCTAGCAATATCAATGACTTTTGCACTCGCTTGTTGGACAATGTGGGGGCCGACGTATGAGCGTCTTGCAGCATTGCTCATCTTTGCTATCACAGTGTTTTTGCCATCGTTAATGAAGGAAACAAAGCATGATGACGACCATGAAAATCGTGAGCAAAAAGGTGATGGTTAAGGAAGTCCCCGCCGTTGCCAAGCAAGTAACCCCCAACTTTCAGCCAAAGTTTACCAATGGCGCACCATGCTATGGAACCATGACGGCTGCGCAGCAATGGGGGAGCAAAGGTGGCAAATAATATTGCGTTTCTTGCTACCGGCAAGACATACCTTTTAAGCGTAACAACAACATCTGCGAATGTTGCTGTCTACGCTGACACACCTGCTAACCAGTTTGCGCTTTACAACGATGGCAACCATGAAATCTTTGTAAAAACAGGTTCAACCAGTGGCACTACAGCAGTGATACCAACGTCTGGTACTGGTCAGTATGGATTTGTTGTTCCGCCTAACAGTAGAATTGTGATTACTAACGGCCAAGCCAATGGAACCAATCCGGTTTACTTTGCTGCCATCGTTGATACGGGTACGCACAACCTGTACATCACACCAGGCGAAGGGATGTCCTAAATGGAAGTGTCGATGTCAGTAGTCATACAAGCCCTAATTGGCGCTGGTGTAGGCGCTTTTGGTGCTTATGCAGCGATTAGGTCAGACCTAGCTCACTTGAAAGCGAAGGTTGAAATGATTCATGAGTCTGCTGACAAGGCTCATTCGCGCATTGATCAAATCTTGCAGAAGTGAGCCTTGACCTTTTTGTTTTTATTCATTCTGTGGGTTTGCCTATTGCTTCCGCTTGCATTGGCGGTTACTTTGTTTTCCTAACACTTAAGTACATTTTGGCTGGCGTTACAAGTTCAATCAACGGTATCGCTAACATCATCACACAGCTTGAACAGCGGGTTGATAACATGAACACGCAGCTTCAACGGATAGATATCAAAATCACGCACTCGCTAGGTCTAGAGCCTGACTATGACCGCATTGCCCGTGCAGAAAAGTCAGATAACAGGAAGGACTAATGGACTTCAACGTCGGCAAGCTGATCGAAGAATATGGCTTTCCGACCTTGGCTGTTGGTGGTCTTGTATACCTTGTGTATTACGTTTGGCGTTGGTCTACTGAAGAAATCGATCCCGTACTTTCTTCAGCAAAAAAGTCTGTTGTATCTCTGATTGATCGAATTAGGATGCACGATAACGATTTGATTCGACTTGATGAAAAGATTGATACGGTACGCAAACTTCGAGGCGATAAAATTGAACGTGAAACACGCAAGGCTAAAGAAGACATCAATAAGAACGGAGAACATTAATGTTTGAATTACTCTCCGGTGGTTTGCTTGGCAGCATCTTTGGTGGTTTGTTCCGACTAGCTCCAGAGGTTCTAAAGTTCCTCGATAAAAAGAACGAACGCCAGCATGAGCTGAATATGTTTCAGTTGCAGACCGATCTTGAGAAACTGAAAGGTCAGTTTCGGATGGAGGAAAAGTATGTTGACTACAGTGTTCAGCAGCTTGATACCATCAAAGCGGCCTTTGAAGAACAGAGTCAAACGGCTCAGGCAGCAGGTTGGTTTGTGGCTGGCATCTCAGCGCTGGTTCGTCCAGGCATTACTTGGGCTATCTTTGGTATGTATGCGGCAGTCAAGGCGGCTTCGCTTGTACTTGCGTTTCAAAGCAATGCACCGTGGGCAGAGGTCTTAGTCAAGACTTGGGATGAAGATGACTTTGGACTCTTCACCATGATTCTCACATTCTGGTTTGTTGGTCGCAGCATAGAGAAGTACAAGTGAATGAAGCGATTGAGCTTGCCATCAACGTACTCATCAAGCCCTTTGAAGGCTATGCTAAACGCCTTCCTAACGGCGATTGCTGTGCTTATCCTGACCCCGCTACTGGTGGCGACCCTTGGACTATTGGTTATGGTGCTACTGGTCGTGATATTAGGCAATACACTGTCTGGACAAAAGAACAAGCTGAGACTGCCCTTCAGGAGCATGTCAGGCACTTCGTTGCCGGATTGGTGAAACTCTCACCACGGCTCGCTTCTGCAAGCCCTAGACGTATTGCTGCAGTCATCAGTTGGGCGTATAACTGCGGCTTAGGCAACTACAGAATCTCGACTTTCAAGAAACGTATTGATGCCAATGACTGGGAAGGTGCAGCAGTAGAATGTCGTAAGTGGAACAAGGCTGCAGGCAGAGTGCTACCAGGGCTGACTAAGCGTCGAGAAGCTGAAGCATTGATGATGAGGTAAGTATGGCAAACCCGATTGCAAAGACGACTAAAGGTAAGGGTAGACACTTTCAGTCGGTTGCTGAAGGTGGTGGCATGACAGAGGCCGGTAGGAAGGCTTATAACAGGGCTACAGGCTCTAATCTGCAAGCGCCTGCACCAAACCCTCGTACTCCCAAAGAGAGAGCTAGGAAGCGCAGTTTCTGCGCGAGATCGAGGTCATGGTCTGGGCCTAGAGGTAAGGCCGCTAGAAGACGTTGGAGGTGTTAGATGAAAACTTGCTTCAGATGTAAGGAAGCGAAACCTACAACCTTATTTTTCAAACATGCTCAAACTAATGATGGTTTTCACAGTTGGTGCAAAATTTGTTGCAAAGAAGGAAATGATCGCTCTAGAGTCAAATTAAATTCAACGATTGAAGGCAGGGCTAAAGTTTTTTTGTTCAACGCTAAAAGAGCTGCGCTAAAACGTAACCAAGAATTTTCATTAACCGTAGAAGATATTACAAAGTGTTGGATGGAACAGCGCTTCACCTGTGCATATACCGGTAGAAAAATGACGCTTGAATCGGGAAAGTTAAACACCGTTTCAATTGAGCGTATTGACAGCAGTATTGGTTACACGCCAGAAAATACAGTTTTGGTTTGCCAAGCAATCAATAGAATGAAATCAGATTTTATGTTTCATGATTTTTATGAATTATGCAGAGACGTTGTTGAGTTTCTTGGAGATGAAAACCTTAATCTTGAAGTTGGAGCTTACAAATGAAAAAGCCAGGTGACCCAGGCTTGTATGCAGCAATTGCAGCCAAGAGAGAGCGCATTAAAGCAGGGTCTGGTGAGCGTATGCGCAAGCCAGGAACACCTGGTGCGCCAACTGCTAAAGCCTTTAGAGAGTCTGCAAAGACTGCCAAAAGAAAACCCCGTCGGTGATGACGGGGTAAAGCTCGTCGGGAAGAGCTCAACTCAGAGGAGACAACAGGTGAGGCTATCTGCTCGCTTGCCTCAAGCGCTTAACCTACTGGCAGATTCAGCGGAGTCACAATTCATTCTGCATGAGCGTGATCGCATCGTCAAGCCTAAAGATCACTAGACTCTCCTTGCCATCAGCCCTGCAAATCACTACAGGCACCTTCTCACCCTTGGATGAGACTTTGGCTTGCTCCATCCATTCATAGAGCGCTATCTTCCTACGACGCTTGCATTCGATCATAAACGGGCCTAGATCGATGTCTGAGCCACCATCTCTTGCTTGCCCTAGTACACGTGTCACCTTCGTTCCTAAACGCTCTGTAAGCGCGTTACAGACCTCGCGTTCATAACTAGCACCTCGGTCTTTACCTAGCTTGCTCAATCGCGTTCTCCTTGTAGGATTTTCCAGGCTTCTTCCCTGACGGCATTCTCTACGGCATAGCCAAAAGCATCAGGGTCAAGCAACGCATGGATGAACATCTCTCTGACTTTGAGTTTGTGATCAGTTCTTGCCAGCATGGCTCGTAACTCTCTGGTAAGCGCATAAAGCGTTTCCATCTTGGCCTGCATCTCTTCCCTGGTCATCTCACTCATGAAGCACCTACACTAAACGGATTGTTGAAGAACTTGGGTTCTATCGTAATACGCGTCTTAGCGAACTTGATAGGGTTCTTAACGGGTTCTTTCTCTACTGGCTCCCAACTCGAAAAGGTATAAAACCGTTCCGTTACGCAATTGATCTTCTCTGTTCGCTTCTTGATGTGACCCTTGTAAAGCAATGACCGAATGACGTATTTGACTGTTGGACTGCCAAGCCTGGTTTGCAGTTGGATGTCCTTGAATGTAGCTTCAGTCTTTCGTTTGGAAAGATACTTAAGTACCTTCATGTGGGATTCTGTCAGTTTTGTCACTGCTGCCCCCTCGCTCGGATGGCGGCGGCGCAGTCTTTCGCTCTTGAAAATTCAGCATAAAAACTGTCATCTTCAGCTCCTAAGATTTCACACGCCTTCGCACACACCTCACGCTCGTTTCTTATGCGCTCTTCAATCTGCCAATCTAACTCTCTCAACAGGTCTTTGATCGTGTCGCCATGTCCTGTTGCGTAGCCGCGCTGGATCATCCATGCGGCCAGCTTCTCACGCTCGGCAGCAGCAACAAGGGTGGCAAACTCTGCGAGTGAGTCTGCGGTAAAAGCATAAATGCCGTACTCGTTCTTTGCCATGCGGATAATGTCTTCTTTAGTCATGCCATATCTTCCCGCAATGCAGCGTCCCATACTTTGTCATTAGCGCCTTTAATGACCTCTGTGGTGGTGAATCGATGCAAGCAAGCAACACAGCGTCGCCTGCGTGTCACCCAAGAGTTCGCAGGCTTCTTACCTCCATACCTGCGAGTCTCTAGGATGATCGTATCGTTGTGCTCACCACGTTCGGCGCACTTAGGGCATAACATCAGAACGGCACACTGTCATCGTCTTGGTAACTCACCTCACGACCTTGCTTTGCAGGCTGACCTGGTACAAAGTTATTCACCCTGATCGAGATCAGATCACCATAAGCACTACGCTTTGTCCATGCTGACAGTTTGATCACATCACCAGGCTTGTAAGCCTGATCGCAGGTGAAACTTCCTGACCAGTCTGGTGCTTTGTCAGACTTCTTCTCTTTAACGGTGAAAAGTACGCCACTGCCTTGTTGCTGTTCGTAACCCATTATTTCCTCACTAGTTGATATTCGGCAAAGGATTTGCCATTACGGTTAATCGTGTGTGTCACGATGGTGTGACCTTGTTTCCTTAGTTCTTCGACTCTGGCTGCAAGTCTTGTTGAACCAATCTCTGCATAGGCTTGCAGTTGCGTGAGCGTTCCTTGTTTCAAACGCTCAAGCACTGCCTGCGTCTGCGTCAATTTGGCACTCCCATCTTTCATGCAAACGATGGCAACGCCTCGTCTTCGTCCGCCTCCAGAGTCACTACCTTTTTTGCGACAAAACCCTCGACCGCATGATCGTGACAGCGCTTCTTGAATGCAATGGCTGCAACCCCGCCAAAGTTATTGATGGTTTCGTGGTTGACCCGAAAGAGTGACGCCAATTTGGCGTTCTTCTCCTCCGTTGTCATCTTCTTGCTGTCAGCGATCTTGCCGATCAAACCAAAGAAGTTATCCTGCCATTGCATTTCATCCTGGTGAGAACTGTAAACCTTGCTCTTATCGCCTTCAGGTACTAATACCTTGTACTTACCCTCAATGACCTCAGCAAGCGGCTGCAGAGCCTGTACAGGCGGCATATCAACCTTCTGATATTGATTAGTCGGGATAGTGTCGAGTTCAGTTTCATCAAGCATCCCCAGTCCACAATGAGCAAGAACAGTCCTGCGTATGGCTTTGGTTGTAGCCTTCATCAAGGCATTAGCTAGCTTTTCACCAGAAAGACCTGAGATGTCAACTGCTCCCTGATTTTCAGAGCTTCGTCCATCTTTGCCAGTGCATCGGACAGATACAAGATACACATTCTCAACTCGCTCCCTGTTAGTGATCGCAGTGGACAGTCCATGCAGATTGCTGAGTTGCTGTGTGGCCCCAGCATTCGCATACAAGACCTTCTTTCCTGACAAGACAAGAAGATCGAACGGCTTCGCACTAGGATCGAGGCCGACTTGCTGACATCTGTAGTTGTAGTATCCGGTGAGTTGCTCTTCCTTGAGTCCACTCAAATCTCCTCTAAGTACGATTGAATCAATGATCGATTGATCAAGTTTTGTTGGATCGACTAGATTGCTCATTTGACTAAAAACCTCCGACTTCCAGGTTGTTCGATAACGTAACGCTCATAGACTTCAGGCATCTCTGCTTGCAGTAGCTTTGGATCAAAACGCTTGGAACCTTTGGCACTGTTCCATGTTGCAAGCACCTTGCCGTCAAAGGTGATGAGTGAGCCTGCTTCTTTCATCTGACCTTGAATAAAACCTTGTAGCTTTTCTTCAGCCTCCTCGAACTGCTTGATCTGCGTCTTGATCGCTTTCAATTGCTGGCAGGCTTGTTCCAGGTGAGAGGTGGCGACCACGGCTTGAGTTGTCGAGGTAGGAAAAAGCCGTCGTGCCGCATCCACTGTGCTGGCTTCTGGAGGCGTGTTTGTCTGTATTGAGGCCCATATTTGGCTTTCCAGTTGTATGAGCGCGTCTTTTTCACTATCGGGTATTGGCTTGTCAATAAGTACCAATTCTTGACCTCCAAACAGCACCGCAAGTATGCAACGCTGTACCCTGTGCACCGTAGCCTCGTGTACAACTTGCGCACGATCCTGTGGTGGCATAAGACCGATTTCAGCATCGTATTGATTCCTTTTGCTTTGGTTGTAGTTCTTCACTTCCACCAGTGTCGTGCCATCAGCAGAGATGAAGTCAAAGTGACTAGCCATCCATGAATGTTCAGGGTGGTACAACTCATAGTCTGCTTCCTTGAGCTCCATCTGCAACCTGGCACTAGCTTCACGGCCAATGACATCTTGCAGCTTCAGACCCCACTGAACTGCTTCAATGTGGCTTATGTCTTCCCGTTCTGTCTGGCCTATCTTCTCCAGGTAAACATCAGCAGCACGACCATCCGCGATCTTGCGAGCATCGGTGGCCCAGATAGCCTTACGTCTTGACTCGGTGTCAAAGCTGGTCATGCTGCCTCCTCATCAAAGCAGGTTGTGATCTTCTTGCGATCAGCGCGGCTTCTAATGACTTTGACAATGGCCTTGAGGTCTTCTAAGTCTTGAAAAATCTTTTCAAAGTAATCCATGTTGTGATGAGTAAGACCAAGACCGTCACTGCATAGGTTCATAGAACTTGATGCGAGCCTGTACTGCAACCAGGCGATCTTGTTTCTTAACTCATACCGATCTGCTTCATCTAACTTGTAATCCATGTTGTTTCTCCTTTGGTTAAGTACAACAGTAGGGATATTACATCAAAATAAACACTAGGAACATACGCATATCGGGCTCAATCAACCGCCTATCAATATAGTTGCAATGTTCTTTTGTGTTCGTTAAGATTCTCTTGTCTGTGTGGAAGCAGATTAGAGCTGTTTGGCTTGTGCCCTGCCCTTGACTTACCCCCAAGGGACTTCCACCAGGGTGCAGACCAAACAGCTTTTTTGTTTCTGACCAGACCGTACTCCGCACGATAGTAGGCACTTACCATGGTGGCTCGGAGTTGAGGTGGTACGCCGTATGTCGCAAGACTAGGGGGCAGTTCCCGAATAACCGGCGCGGCTGGTCTTATCTCGAAGCCGAGGGGTCAGGAAACTGACATCGAGATGCTGCTTGCAGCGGAGGAACCTCCCCTCTCTACCCCGTTCTTGTCTGGGGTAGGGGGGTCTTTGGGAGGAAAGAGGGGTTAAGCCTCTGGTTCTGCATCAGGTTCTACAGATTCTGCAACCAGATACTGCAATTGCTCTCTGACAATACTTATCCTTTGTTCCATGTCTTCAACGTAATCAAGTATTGCTTCCAATTCATTAGAGTGAATCATCACAAAGTCATCTGTTCTTGCTAGCCGATTGAGTAGCTTTCTCATGTGTTCTTTTCCTCATGTTCTTGTTTCACCGTTTCATCGACGCGTTCTTGTGATGTGTCGTCGGCATCGACAAGTGCTTGGCGCAGGGCAGTGATAGCCTCAATGGTGTTGCGCTTTGCTTGTTCTAACGCAGACTCAGGCCATACCCAATTACCGTGATTAGCCCAACCTTCTAGCGTCCACAGCGCCACCTGCATAGCTTTTCTGCTCATCGATCCCTCGCTTTCAGCATCGCGTCTGCAGTCATGTAAGCCTGCCTCGCGGTTGCATCAAAATAATTCCCAGGCCGAGCCAGTGCTTTCATCGCCTGCCCTGCAAAGTAATCACGCAGGGACATACCTGGTTGGATTAGGTATGAATGTGCAACGGGAAACGCTGCCCCACCATCTGCTGGCGTCTTTGCTGTTTTGTTTTCAGCCATTGTTCTTCTCCTTTAGCTTGGCTTCAATGGCCCTAGCAAAACCACAGCGGTCAAACCATGCTGCATTACCTTCGTCGATTTTCTGGGACAGATAACTTAAGTCCTGAATCTGTTCATCAGTCAGCCCAACCCATTGCTTTGGTGCAACGTAAAGTTTGTCGCCTAGCTTTATATCTTTAGCGTTATCCCATGCGACCTTTGGTCTTCCCGTTTTCTCGAACAAATAAACATGCGCTACATGACCGTCGTCTGTCGGTGTCTTTGCTGTTTTGTTCTCAGTCATTGCATAGCCCCTTTACTCATACTGCGAACATAGAAGTGAATCTCAATAGCTCGATGCAGCTCATGCTCATCAACCCCTGCCTGCTCGCATAGGATGGGAAGATAGGCAACATGTCTTGCTAGTTCTTCCTGCCACTTATCGATCATGGCTTGGGTTTCAATGTCTTTTAATTGCTTCTTACTCATGATCGGGCCTTTTTTTGTGTAGAAAGTTTTCTTCCACGCATTCAGCAATACCGAATCGCTTATTGCCAAAATCTTTTTCAATACGCTTATCTGCTTCGGTTGCTAGCTTGTGCAACTTGTTATAGCCAAATGCCTGAAAGATCGCTTCCTCATAGACTCGCAAAGCCGTGTGATAAATCAGGGTCGAGTTCATCTGATCATCATCCATCTCTTTGACTTGCTTTTCATAGTGCTCGATCAGCAGTTCATAGGCTTTAATGGTTAGGCTTTCTTTCATGATTGGGACTCCCGCGAGGGTATGTAATGCGACCATGTCCTGAAGGCTTTGTGCTTTCGCATGGTCTCTGGGCATTCAGTCGATGGTGGCTTCCAGCCGTACTCACGCCAGACTTGATCGACGGGTCGGAACCATTTATCGGGTGCAATTTGATGGTCGATTAAATCGAGCCAGGAAGGGACTTGTCTATCTTCCATGTAGGTTGACTCCAGTAAGGTATGTGTAAGGTTTGTAAAGCAAACTAATTGCATGGCTAGCAAAGCAGAAAAACGAAGGCGGGATTTGATAAAAATTCATGGTCATAAATACCGCCGTCATTTTTTAGCTGAGGGTTACTTTTGTTTTTATTGCGGGGATCGTGCTCAAGGTTTAGATCATGTTCCTCCAGTTTCAATGATTGAAGATTTGCCTTATGAGAAAAGGAAAAAATGGGGCATACCTTGCGTTTTGCTTCCATCTTGTAATGACTGCAACTTCGCTTTAAGCAATAGAGGTCTATTCAATGTTTTTGATCGCCTCCTTTTTTTAGAGTCGTACTTCGACGCAAAACTGCAAAAGCAAACTAGTTTATGGAGCGAATCAGAGATTAAAGAGTTAGGCCATAACCTCCAAGGGTACGTTCGCGCAAAACAAGAGGGCTTGCAGTGGCTCGCGAGCAAAATTAGGGCTATACAGGTTAGGCAAATAAAGCCTGATACGTTTCCTAAGTTCATTGAAGAAGACTCGGACTCCAATTATGTAGAGAAAAGCCCGTAAAAGCCCATTTAATGGCTTCTAGGGGTATTGCTAGCGGGTTAGGACTTGCAAAATGACTCGAGCATGTCCCATATCTCACGATTAATCACTAACGTGACTGTGTGCTCGTCTTTGTGCTTGATGTACGCGTCTTCGAATAAGTCAATGGCACAGTCTTCGAGCGTGACTGGTTTTGTGTCTTCGATCATGATGGTTTCCTATAAGTTAAAGAAGACTGCGCAGGCAAGGGCGATGCCGAATAGAACGGCTATGCTCCAATCGATTAGGCTTTGCATGGTTCATCCCTTAGGCCGTGAATGATTGAGACGTATTCGAGCCATTCTTCGTTTGTCATTTCATGCCCCCCAAGGATGAATGCTTCAGTGGCTCCGTTAGGCTCGCCGTTGGATAAGTACGGTCTATGCGAAACAATTCGACCAGTAGACAATGTGACGTCTTTTCTCATGATGTTTATCTCCATTGGTTAAGTGATGCTGATTGCATCCCATAGCCGACTATTGCTAATCGGCTATAAGCTGAAATCAGGCAGCTAGCGGCATTTCCTCAGCTTGCTCTGCTACTAAGTAATCCATTGCTGCCTGAGCCTTGCTCGCAGCTTTGATGATCGCGTTTTTATCTTGCTTTAAGACTTTGAGCCATGATTCGATATAGCTTGCATGTTGCAACTGACCATCAACGCCAGTTTTCATGCAGAGCATGGCTGCACCTAGTTCTGCGATTAGTTCCTCGAATGCGTAGGCTTCCGAACCGAACCGGTTCATCAATTGGCGATCAAGCCTTGTTTTTGCGCCAGTAGCATGGATGCACTCATGCAGCAATGTTGCGTGATAGTCAGCAAGTGATCGAAAGCTAGCAATTGCAGGCATACCGATTACATCTTTAGAAGCCTGATAGAACGCTCCGCTAGCTTGCTGCACTCCACCATCAAGAGCAAGCCTATCAACTACAGCCTGCACTCTAGAATCAATAGAACCCTGCAGCTTGCCTGAGCCTTTCGAGAATGTTGCACCTTCAATATCGTCAGCATTGAACACAAAGTAATGCTTGAGCATTGGAATAGTCGAATCAACGTCAGCGCCGTTAGCATCCTTTTTAGTGATGCTAAGTTGTTTCCAGAAGATGATAGGCACACCCTTTGAGCCTTTCTTAACGCTCAGGCCTGCATCACTTGCTTGCTTGAACGTGAGCCAAGCATTGGATCGTCCCATGCCCATCATGCCGAGCCAAAGCTGATTAAGACCACGATAGACCGTACCAGAGACCGGATTGTATGACTCGCAATCCTCATGCCAAGGCTTAACCCAAGGCGCAGTACCCTGCTCTAGTTCTGCAATGATGCGGTCAGTGATGATTTGTGCAATATCCATGATGTTTATCCCCAAAGGTTAAGAGGGGCGATCAGCCCCTTTCTGGTTAGTTAGGCGATTGCTTGGTTAGCTTTTAGCCATTCGATCGACCTTTCAGTGCAGTCCATTTCTGTATAGCAAGAATGAGCCTTAGTAATCATGTGCGGTTCCGTTGCTACATTGTCGATACCGTAGGACTCGCCTAAGCATGTGCGAGCTACTTCGGCATTGATAGCAGTGGCGGCTACTGAATACTTGCTGTATGAAGTTTTAACGATGAACCAGTATTGCTGCATTTTGATTTTCATTTGATACACTCCATGAGGTTATAAAAACTATACATATAATCACTACAATTAATATTGTCTAAGCTTTGCTATGTGTGTTCATAGAACTTTAGTATTAGATACACACAAACACACACCGATGCTTAAGATAGGCTCGATAAGTACTCTTAAAATCTTAAAAACTATATATAGGTCTATAGGTGTAGTTCTATAGATATATATAAGGGACTAACTATCTTCGATGAGCTAGGGACATCAATGGATTGTTATCTATACGCTCCCTGCATCAATCGATAAGGGGCGCAAGGGGCGGTAAGCGTTCACCTTTCCCCTGCGCAGTGCATGAGTAGGCATGTGCTCAAGGTGCAACATGGGCAGGCATTGGCCACAATCAAGCACACAGATCAAGCTTTGTTGTGGTATCGAATGGGACGGGGCTTGTGAATTTGAGTGCACCACTACTCTTCCCGCCCCAAGGAAAATTCACTTTTCTTGCCTACCTTAAATATCTATTTGTGTATGATGAGTACATCGACAACATGGAGATGTACGAGATGTTTACGTTAGAGAGAGGTTTAGATATACCGGAGAGGAAGACAGGGCCTAAATACCCTTATGATCAGTTAGAACTAGGAGATAGTTTCTACCTTGAAGGAGGTGACCTATCGAAGTTATGTAATGCTAACTATAGAGAGTGGAGAAGAACAGGAAAGAAGTACACGGCAAGGAAGGTAGAGAATGGTGTAAGGGTGTGGAGGATTGAGTGAAGCATGATGATGCGGTGAGATGGATTACGAAGTATGCAGAAGGTGATCCAAGCTATCCGTATCTGGCGATGAAGTGGTATGAGGAAGAGAGAAAGAAACGTCCTTTGAGTGCTGATGAGCAAAAGACGGTGTTGTGGTTAAAGGAAAACTATGGAATTGAAGCCAGATTGCAGAAACTGCCACTACAGCCAAGAAATTGGACTAAAGGAAAGCCATGACGGTAAGGAAGTGGTCTTGATCTGCATTCGAGATGGCTTGCTGGCAGAAAAGGTTTGCACCTATTACGAATATGAACCAGGCATTGAATGAAGTTTGACCTTAATCACTTCTACAAGTTCTGCAAGGAACTAAAGGTAGAGACCAAAGAGCTAGGCATTCAACGCTTAGGTAATCGTTTGCTTGGAAGCCAGACCTATGTGATGGAAGAGATCGCCAAGGGTCTGAACAATGACATTCACTTCTTTGTGATTCTCAAGGGAAGACAGCTTGGGATTACAACCATATCGCTTGCCTTAGACCTTTACTGGCATTTTAAGAACCCTGGGTTTCAGGGAACGCTCACGACTGATACTGAAGAGAACCGAGACCAGTTCAGAACCACCCTTGCCATGTACATGGATGGATTGCCACCGGAGTACAAGATTCCTTTGATGACGCATAACAGGAATCAGATGGTCTTAAAGAACCGATCAAGGCTCTTCTACCAGGTAGCTGGCTTGCGAGCCAAGGGTTCTTTAGGGCGTGGTAAAGGTATTACCTATCTGCATGGCACAGAAACATCGTCTTGGGGTGATGAAGAAGGACTGGCTTCTTTGCTAGCTTCTTTGGCAGAGAAGAATCCCAATAGGCTTTACCTTTTCGAAAGCACAGCCCGTGGCTTCAACATGTGGCATGACATGTGGGCAGTGGCTAAACGTGCAAGAACGCAGAAAGCTATTTTCTGTGGTTGGTGGCGCAATGAACTCTACAGTGCTGATGCCAAATCTGACGTCTACAAGGTGTACTGGGATGGCAAGCTAAGTCCTGAAGAGAAAGAATGGACAAGAGAGATTAAGAAGCTCTACCAGGTAGAGATCAATTCAAGGCAGATTGCCTGGTGGCGGTGGAAGATGAATGAGGGGATTAAAGACGAAGCCCTCATGTATCAGGAGTTTCCACCGACTGAAGACTATGCCTTCATCATGACGGGTTCGAGTTTCTTCTCACATGCCCGCTGCACTGATCAAGCCAAGGTTGCCAAGCAGTTGTTACCTCGGTTCTACCGCTTCTCAATGGGACAATACTTTGAAGACACTGAGTTAATTAACTCAACAGAGCGCATGGCAACGCTTAAAGTATGGGAGGAGCCGATTGAAAACGCCTACTACGTCATCGGTGCTGATCCAGCATATGGAAGTAGCGACTGGGCTGATCGTTTCTGCATCCAGATCTACCGCTGCTATGCAGATGGACTTGATCAAGTTGCGGAATTCGCTACCTCTGAACTCAACACCTACCAGTTTGCCTGGGTGGTTTGCTACCTGGCAGGGGCTTATAAGAACTCCACACTAAACCTGGAAGTGAATGGGCCAGGCCAAGCCGTGATCAATGAGATGCGCAACCTTAAACGCCAGGCTCAGACGATGGAGCCGCGCAAAGCCAGAGGCTTAATGGATGTCTTATCGCACATGCAGCATTACCTGTGGCGGCGTAATGACTCACTAGGCGGTGTCTCAAACTCGCTGGGTTACCTGACCACGCATTCATCCAAAGAACGGATGCTGAATTACTTCAAGGACTATTTCGAGCGCGGGATGATGAATGTCTACTCGATGGATTTACTTGAAGAGATGAAATCCGTGGTGCGTGACCAGGGTTCTATTGCTGCTTATGGGCGCAACAAAGATGATCGTGTCATTGCCACAGCGCTTGCTTGCGTAGCTTTTGCTGAGCAACTCATGCCAAGGCTCTTGCAAATGCGTATGACGCGTGATCGCAAAGAAGAAGCCATAACGCCCGTGCAAGTGCCGGTCGTGGATAAGCAGATCAACAACTACTTAAAAGCTATTGGCGTTGGGCCTCAGTAAGCGTCAAATGATGGAAGTGATTCCTGCGTTTATGCGGGATAAGAAACGCGGCATTTCCATTGCTTTGTTTGCCGAGCTATGCGGCCTTGACCCTTTGCACTTAAGAGATGTGTTTCTCAATGGCAAATACCCGCTCACAGAACTCGTACAGACCCGTGTGAACCGTGCTTATGAGCATTGGGTGAATGGCGACGTTGCTGTCATGGTGAAGTCGGGTAAGAAGTATGTGGAGTTTCGCAAGCAACCCAAGCCGCAAATGGTAAGGCGCAGGCTCGTTACCTTTGATG